CATTACTGCTATGTGGACTTTATTAAATTCCTTAGAGAGTCCACTCTCCTTCCATTTTGCTACTTGATTAATACTTACATCTACCATAGGATAGATACTTATTAAAATTTTATCTAATTTAGAACATGCACTGATAACTTTTTCAGTCATATTCAGTGCATTTGTATTTAACCACACTTGTTTTGCTACCTCTGAAGTTAGTAGAAAGTCTACTATTTCAGGGAACTCTGGGTGTGTGGTTGGTTCTCCACCCAATATTTTAAGAGTTTCTAGTTGATATCCCCACTTTTTGATTAACTTTACCTGTTCTTTTACTTGATTTAGGGTTAAAAACTTGTTGATTACACCATATTCTTCATCTTTGTACTTATAGTCAAGCACAGAGCAATGCTTACAACTCAGGTTGCAAGCATTTATAATGTGTATATCAAACTCTCCTGTTAAAAGCATTAGATATCGCCTTCTGCCCTTACTTCTGAACGAATCACCTCAAAACCATTCGGATATCTCTTTTCTAGTTTATTAATGTTTTCGTCCATTACTTCGTCAGGTGTGAATCCTAATGCTATACATCCTTGAACCCAGTACCAAAATACATCACCTAACTCTCTTTTCATGTGAAAAACTTCGTCGTTTGTGAACTGTGTATCGTTCTGAAATACTTTCTTTTTCACAATCTCAGCAAATTCTCCACTCTCTGCCATCATACCTATCAGTGCAGTCATCAATCTTGCCATATCTATCTCACAGTCAATCAATACACCATTCTGCATAGTGTGATTTCCCATAAGTTTATCCAATCTGTCGCACATTTTAGTCGTATCTTTACTTGTTTCGGATGTACACTGGTCTACGAACTTAGCGTAGTCATTTATCTTACTCATTACGCTACACCTCCACTGATATTAGATATGAACTTTTCTGCTTTCTCAATCATATCCCACTCTCTTTTAAGTATTAATTCATCATCACGGAGTATTCTTCCGTCCTCTAGGTAGATTGTCATGTGTTTACAGTTTCTTGATGGACATTCCCAGTGTTCGTACTTAGGTTTTGTGTCAATCGGGTACTGTATGCTTTTGATTTTGCTACCATTTGCTTCCATGCCTACTGCATAGTGTCTTCCGTTTCCATATAATTTATTTGCCAATGTCTTTTATCTCCTTCTTTGGTATCACTTGATAAGCACCTTTATTGTACGCAATAGATACCGTATATTGCTTTGATACTTCTTTTCTATACGAGTTGTCTTGTGGAGTTTTGTACTCTCCGATTGGCATACTAGGTATTTCACTCGCTTCCTTAAATTGTTTTGCCTCTTGTTTAGCGAAATTAGGCGTCGCTTTCTTACTTGTGTATAGTTTCTTTACTTTACGTTTACGACCATATTGGTCATACATCATACTTCCCTGTCTCATTCTTTCTCCTGTGGTAATTCGATGTTGTTAATAGTACAGAGTCTGTTCAGGAGTTCTTCATACTCCATTGTTAACTCTAATATATGTTCGTTTAAAGACTGTAAGTCGTCCAAGCACATTTTGATTTCTTCTTCCTGTGCTTGGAGTTCTTCCACTAGTCTTGTCGCTTCGGTGATTAATGGGAACTGTATTACCTTACCCATAGTATCGCCACTGCTAGTCCTATATTGAATAGGACAAGTCCAATTACAAATGCGTGTCCGTCTATCATCTGCCCTGTCCTCTATACTTCTTGAACGAACGCTTCTTGTGTTTGTTCTTGTTGAGGGACATATTTCTATGTGAATCGCCTTGTGATGTTTTCTTTACATGACTCTTATGTTTTGCTTGACCACTCCACCTCATGATTGCACCTCACTCCACTCTATAACTATACCTCTGCGGACTAGTTCGTTTAGACACTTCTGTCTTACTTTAGGTTTCATGTTTGCACCTCTATCGTTGATGTACTCAAACAATTCTTGTTTTGGTGTGTCTTTGATGTAGAAGTGTTCCATAGGTAATTTACTTGCTGGTACGCCTCTGACATATTTCTTTGCACTTGGTTTAAATTTTATTGGCATAATGCTCTCCTTTGTTATATTGTTAAATTGGGGAGGGCATTTTCATCCCTCAGTGTATGTTCAGACATAACCTCCACACTCATTCATCTAGGAAAATGTGGTTTCCTTTTTCTTTTCATATAGATATTATACAGATGTTTGAGGGGTTTGTCAAGAACTATTTTGAATTAACATAAAGAATTTTGATGTTAAGGAAGTGTGAAGCAAAAAAATGGGAACCGAAGTTCCCATCCAAAGTTTTTGTTGTTTAAAGTGGTCGTGGCGGAATAATTCACGAACCTATCCACTGCGTAACGAGAGGTGATGGATATTACGAACTTCAATCTACGACTTGCGTCTATGGTATACTGCTCATTTCGCATCACTTCTTTACTACTGTCGACTAATTGAGTGCGAACTTCTTCAGTATATCTACTGGTTGACAGAGCGACTGCCGTTCTCGTTCCAATCTCTTTCCAACTTAATGGTAGCGACATTATCTAGTGCATCTGCCCCCGAAGTCCTAAGACGTTCTCGCTCTCGCAGTATGCGGTGGGAAGCATCACCCTTCCCTTGCCCGAATAGATGTATCTGCTTACTTCCGTGACACC